GCAGGTGTGTAGCATTCTAGCACCACACACTTTCTTTGGATGGTCTTTGTATCTTACACCCAATATATGATTCACCACATCTTGATCCCACTCATCACGCTCAATCCATTTAAGCGTGAGCTGCATACTTCGAAAAGTAGTGTAGGATCCCATGTAGTGTTTAGTTCTGTTCTTAATTATTTGATAGCAGTCATCAGGCTTACGATAAGCCACAATGTCTGATTCTGCTCGACCTTCATAGGAAGCAGCATCATAGATTTCTTTCGAACCGTAGATTAGAACCTTGACCATGATATAACCCCGTAAATTGGCCGGCCCTATACCCATTCCTATCGAGGAATAGAAGCATTTGATTTCATCTGTAACCGACCGGCAGTTACAGTATAGACCGTTCTTAATTCACCATCAACCGATGAACGATCTAAGATCGATCGATGGCGTTCTTGGTCCGAGTGAAGAGATTCGAACTCCCGACCCATTGCTCCCAAAGCAATTGCGCTACCAGACTGCGCTACACTCGGACTTTATTTATTGCGGAATAGCTGAGACCGCGAAGTAGTAAGCGAAAGGAATACTAACCATACCAAACCAGCAAATTGCGATGATGAACTTAGGCATCAGATCTTTACTCCTCCAAACTCGCTGATCGTGTAGCGACCAATTTCAAACAAGTGAGCTGCAGCTTTAGCGACCTTAGCAGTGCTGTAGTAGTGTTCGTCAATCAACTGACCATCTTTGCGGAACGTCACAGCCCAAGACCAATCTTCGACTTTGAAACCGTTGCGCTTGACTTCTGCCCATTCCCGAACCACTGTAGCTTTCAACATCATCTGTTCTCCCTTGCTCATACTACTCATACCTTACAATATTACTATAACCCATCTAGATACAAATGTCAACAACTATTTTCACTCAATCGCACTTTTTCTAGAAACAAGCTCGATATCTGGCGAAGGTGCAGAGAGTCGAACTCTGGCTTGCGGAGTTTTGGAGACTCCCGCTCTGCCAATGAGCTACACCGATATATTTCTTAAGACACCATTGCGATCTATGTATCGCTTAGGTTGCCTCGACGGATTCTTGCGATTTCTTGCAGCATACGTCTTAGTTTGACTATGACAGTTAGGACACAAAAAACACAAGTTTTCTATTCTGTTATCATTACTCTTACCGTTAATATGCTCTAACTGTAAGACTATCGACTCTCCATTCCAAATTCCATGATTTCCACATGAAGAGCATTCATACTTAATGATTTGCTCTTTAATAATTCGTTCCTTTAAACGATGTCTAGGGTATGTCGATTCCTCGACAAAAATTTCGACATTCGTCTTTTTTTCACCAAACTGGTTTACCGGCATTTGATCATCTCCTTCACGATTCTTACTTATTTATATAAGAGCGGTTCTAAGAACCGCATCGTGAAGTGCCATAACACTTCACCCACATATTTGGCTCCCTAGTGTGGGATCGAACCACAGACCGGCGCATTAACAGTGCGCTGCTCTACCATCTGAGCTACTAGGAAACATTCTTCTTACTTACACAATACTATGTATATAGCCTTATGTCAAGCATTATTTTGGCGGATCGTGTGGGAATCGAACCCACTCTACGTTTCCGTAGTACGGTTTAGCAAACCGCTGCCTTACCATCCGGCCCACGATCCGATGTACTGGTGTCCATGGGGAGAATCGAACTCCCACGACTTGCGTCACTAGCACCTCAAGCTAGCGTGGCTACCGTTACACCACATGGACGTAATTGGCGGAAGAGGTGAGATTCGAACTCACGGAACGCTTTCACGTTCGTCCGCTTTCAAGGCGGGTGCATTAAGCCGGGCTCTGCCACTCTTCCATGTTTTGGTTGCAGGAGCGGGACTTGAACCCGCGATTTACTGGGTATGAGCCAGTCGAGATGCCTCTTCTCTACCCTGCAAAACTCTGTTTTCATTTATCATAAAAGTCAATAGAATACTTTTGACCATTTTGAGTAAATGTGATTGTACTATACGTATACACTTGAATTGTCTCAGTCGTATATGTAGTCTCTTCCCAACACTTACGACCCGCTTTATCAGCGCCAATCACTCCACCTAGAACAGCACCAGCAGCAGCGCCTTGGTCATCACCAGTGATACCTTTACCAAGCAATCCGCCAATGATCATACCCTCTAAAGCACTCTGTCCAGCAGAACCTTGCCTACAATATGTCTGGGTAATTGGAGTGTTAATGTCCTGCCATTCGTAATGGTCTTTGATAGTTGCGCTAACTGTCTCCGCAGAAGCAGAGGTCGCGAACAATAGTGCGATAGCTACGAGAGTTTTCATTTGAACAATCCTGCAATAGTTGCTATGATGAGGAAGATGGTAATGGCTGCAACAAAGCCAATCCAAAGTGGTGAAAGAACCCACCACCACGACCACGTGATGTAACCTGTCAACTTCAACGTGATGAACACGATAGTCAACAGACCCAAGAAGTTAGGTCCGACTTGGACGGATACGTTTTTATCAGCCATCAGTTTAGCCTTTCATTCCAAAACATTGCAATTACGTCTTTCATATCCACACCACTCAACTTGATTGGGGTAGGTGCAAGCAAAATCCAGTCGATGATTTCACCACGGACATTATCTTCAAAGTCACTCTGAACATCGTATGCGTTGATACGAGCGACCTCATCAATGACCATTCTATCCATTCTTCCACTCACGTCCTTCATTAAGCGCATCGGTTACTGCATGAATATAGTATATATCTTGTACGTTAGAATGTCAACAACTATTTTACTACTATCACGTAATAAAATCCTTTAGTCTTTTTTTACGATCATCTTCAGCTGATCCAAATGAAGATTTATTGAATACTGGCGTATCGTCCATGATATCACCCTGTGCTGACTCCTCTACGTTGTATAGCCTCATCTTAGCACGATCAATCCCAACCACGAAGCGCCGATGAATCGTTGGGTCGTTATAACGATTCTTGAGTTGCTTAATCATGATCTGATTCAGATCTTCCATTTGTTCACTGGAGATGAGCGCGAACATTAAGTCAGCAGTCGCCGGTAGGCCGAAAGACTCAGCGGTGTCTGTCAATTCGACGTCAGAATTACCGTATCCAGATCTAGTAGTCTGAGTAGCAGAAACCACAGGAACGTTAAACTCAACGGCAAGACCACGTAGTTCTTCAGCAATCGACTTAATGTAAGTATACGAATTGATGTTTGAACCCGCTTTGATGCGACTAGAAGAGCATATGTTGAGATAGTCAATGTAGATAATATCAGGAACAAAATTTCGCTTGATACGAAGTTCATTGATAAGATGACGGAAGTTTGCAGAGCCAGCAGAAGCGGTAGGGTATTCTTTAACGATAAGCTTTCCAATAGTCTTCTCCTTTACTCGACTAAGCTTCTTGTCATACGAGTCTTTTGGAAGAGTAGAAAGTTCGTCAACAGTAACATTCAAAAGGTTTGCATCGATGCGCTCAGCAATCTTTTCCTCTGACATCTCCATCGTAATGTAGAGTACGTTCTTGCCTTGTGTCAGATTATAAGATGCACAGTGACACATGAATAGTGACTTACCCACGCCAGTTCCGGCTAGAGCGATATTGAGAGTCTTTCTAACAAGTCCACCCTTCGTGATTTTATTCAAATAATCAATATCGAATGGAATGTGTTCTTCCTTACGATGATAGAACTCATATCGATCGTCTGAGTTTGCAAAATAGTCGTGACCGATGCTTACATCAAAAGAAACACCTAAAGCTTCACTAAGAAGTGTTGGGATGGCTCCCGTCGATGAAGCACCAGTTTTATCATCGATGATCTTAATCGAAGCCATGATGGCATTATAGATCGCCTTCTCTTGACAGAACTTCTCAGTAGAGTCGAGAAGCCACTTGAGCTCGGTGTTATCTATTTGCAAGTCTTCAATAAGTCGTTTAGACTCTTTGAACGCATTCTCGTTGAGACCATCACGATTGTTGAGCTCAATCATCAACACCTCTTTAGTTGGGGTGCTATTGTACTTTTTAACATAGTCATCAATCAGACTATAGACTACTTTGTCAGATAGGTTATGGAAGTATTCATTCTTAAGGAAAGGAAGACTTTTTCTTGCATACGACTCATTGAATACTAAGTGTGATAAGATAGTCTTTTCAATCATTTTTAACTTTCATCTGTGTTGTATTTTTTATTCTTCTGTTTCATTTTGATTTACCAAAGATCCAGAAGCAATCGTGTATTTATTCTTGATCCATTCAGCAAAATCAGTAGTCTTCAATAATGTTTTCCAAGCTTCACCATTATCTTCAATCTCAGAAGCTTTCATCTTTGCACCAATGAGTTCGCCAGTTGTTCTATCAACAAACTGATAGGATTGAGATGTAGGTTTCGAAATGTAACCTCCTTCGAGAGCTAAGTCGAGTAGGCCTGACCACTTTTTGATACCACCCTCATAAGAGACAGTGATTGGGATCTTAGACTTTTCTTTAACATAACGAGACTTTTCAACATTAATAACAAAGTTATAGCCAGTGATCTCCTTGCCATCTTTCTCCTGTTGACGACCAAGGATCCAAATGGTGTCAGCAGAATAATAGATACCAGTACCACCTGAGACAATATCACGTGGATAGAGAGCCATCTCTTTGTAAGTGTGGTTGACTACAATGAGTGGAATATCTTTGATTGTCAGATGCGGTGTTACCATACGGAAAAGTGATTTAAGTGCTTTAGCTCGGGACATATCAGCAACTGACTTACCTTCAAGAGCATCGTCAGTTTCTTTCTTCGATGCCAAGTTACCGACCGAGTCAATAACAATCACCACCTTATCGTCGCGTCCGATTTCTTCAAGTTGTTTGACGATATCAAACTTGAGTTTTTCGATGTCGGTGATTGGCGTATGAATTACGCGATCCATGTCAATGTTGAAAGACTCGAAGTAACTTTTTGGCGTACCAAACTCAGAGTCATAGAATAGAAGAACACTCTCTGGGTACTGCTTCATATAAGCGCCAGCCATAAGGAGAGAAAAGGCTGACTTGAAGTGCTTCGACGGACCAGCCATAATGGTTAGTCCTGGAGTTAATCCACCGTCGATGCGACCCGAGAGCGCTACGTTCACCATTGGAACGCTAGTTGTAATCATATCTTTACGATTATAGATCTTACTTTCAGTGAGTACTGAAGATAGTTCGATCGTAGAATTCTTGATAAGGCGATTGATAAGAGACAATGTGATACTCCATGTTCACGATCTAAGTATATCTAAATATAATATAGTATACAACTTTTTGGTATATATGTCAATCTTTTTTATGCAGTATTCGTTTATTTTTTTAGTATCCAATGACAAGATTTATCATTAATATGATTACCGTGTATCAAAGTGCACCCCAATTCAGCTGCTATATTTCTAACTAAAAGAGTCATTTTTGGTTTGTCTGATTCAACATTTCTTCTAGGATAATAATTTCTACCAAAAATCATTCCATTAGGTTTTAATAATGGCAAAAGCTTTCTTATTAAACTATAGAACAATTTGTCATATCCATTAAAGCGATTTGTAGCGATATCGCAATAGATGAAGTCCCATTCTTTAAAGATTCTTTTATCATCAGAGGTTTCATTTAATTTTATGTTTATTATTTCAGCGTCAACGTTGTACATCTTTAAGAAAAATTCTAGATTTTCTTCATTATTTTCAATATTATGAACGCTCGTGTAGGGCAGACATTTTTCCATAAGAAAAGAAAAGATGAAGGCATCTACAATGACTATGTTTGGTGAGTCAGCAAACTTATTAACAATTATGGCTTCAGCTCCAAGACCAACACCCAGCATAAGCACATCTGCATTGGATGGAAGCTGAAAACTCTGTTCAACTATTTCAAGGAGAAATTCTTTTTCGCATTGTGTTGGAACCGTAGAATGAAGATCATCTATAAATTTCATTTTTTTCTTATAATCCAATAAAGATTTTCACTTTTATTA